TGTCCTGCTGCTGCACGCTCGGACCAAGGTAGACCTTGCTCTCTTCATCTTGTTGCCACGTAATTGCCATGGTGTAAAACCTCTCTTTGATCGAATCTTGGGTAGTGCTATTGAACGGTGGGCGTCGTGCTGACCGCCCCCATTCGAACGTCGCCTGGGATTACGAGCCCCAGAAGGTTTGGTAGCCGCCGACGAGAACGTCGCAAACGCCGTTCGCGATCGCCGTCCACTGCACGCCAAGCAGGCGATCCGATGCCGCCACCGAGGTGTTGACGGTCGACGCCCAGTTGCCGGTCGAGTTGCCGTAGATGAAGTTGCCCTGGCCGGCCGAGGTCGTGGTCGAAGGAGCAAACGCGCCCACGAGCAAACCGCCGATCTGGATGTAGCAATAGGTCGACTGAAGGATGGCTGCGGTCAGCGTTGGCACCGAGGTGGTGTTGAGCAGAAGATAGCCCGCCACGCATGGGCCGACAGCACCGGAGACATAGAACGCCTCAGCCGCGTTGCCGGTGACCGTGGTGAATGACTCGTCGGTGTAGTAGACCGGCGCCGGAGCCGGCTCAGGAGCTGGCTGCGAGGTCGACTTGTACTGAACGTACTTGACGACCGGCTGCGCGCCCTGACCCTTGGTCGACTGTGGAAGAGCCTGGTTAGCTGGCGGTGAATAGATGCAGCCCACGGTGTTCAGCGGGTTGTTGTCGATCGCCGTGAAAAGGTTGCCGGTAGAGATGCGGATATATGGTTGGTACATGGGGGTAAACCTCCGTGATGCTTCGCCACAACTTTTGGACGGTGGCAGACCAGTTGCTACTTCTTAACGGAGGCGGTGAGTAGACCAGCATACTCACCACCCCTTTGGTGCGTCTTAGCTGTTCGAGACGTTCGAAAGAACGAACGAGACACGAGGCTGAGAGTTTACGATGTCGCCGAGGAACATCGTCTGACCGGAGCCGTCTACTGAGTCAGGCAGCTCCTTGAAGCCGGTGAAGCCGAACTGGAAGAGCGGATCCTCGACGACGTAGGCCTTGAGGAACTCGTCGCGAACGCCGAACACATAGCCGGCCGAGATGTACTGGTCGACCATGACCTTCTTGTTGCCGTAGAACTTGAGCGAAGCCGGACCAAAGCTCACGGTGCCGGGATCCTCGTCCATGATGCGCTGGGCCGGGAACATGCGGAGCCACAGGGTATCCCAGATGTTCTGGGTGGTGAAGATCAGGTTCGGCTGAACGTTGCCGAACGAACCGTTACCGATGGCTGCTTGGAGAGCCGTCACGCTGATTGGCGCGCCGAGGTTCTGGAAGAAGCCGTTGATGCCAGCGTTCGGGCCGGTGCCGATGCCGGCGCGCGCCAGGCCGCCGTACTGGGGATAGTTGGTGCCGTCGTCGTTGGCCGCGAGCAACCCGTCGAGAGCGTTAACGCCCGACACAGTGCCTTGCCCGTCGCGGAACACGTCCTGGGCGAGATACTGCATCATCGACTGATACAGGTTGTTCATCTTGATCTGGACGTACGACATAGCTGCCGCCTCGCCCTGGTTCAGCGCGATCCGCTGACGGCTGAGGGTGACAGTGGTGTAGTACTCCTTCGGCACAAACACCATCGCCGTGTCGGTCTCGGCGTAGGAGATGTCGAAGGTGCCGCCGTCAACAGTCGGACCACCCTTGAGGGGCGCGTACTGGATCGGAACCTGGATCGTCGTGCCCGAGAACGTCTCGAAGTTGCCGGGACGGAACAGGAACGGGAAGATGGTTGAGACCTTGAAGTAGACATCCTGGATAGTGGGCAGAATGTGCTGATAGGTCACGGACGTGAGGTCGTTGTAGAGTTGCTGATTGCCGGTAGTTGGCATGTGGTGAATCCTCCGAATGACTGAAACTTGGTGCTGCCTCTACTGCGACCCTTCCGCGATGACCTGACGGTTGGGCTAAAACTTAGTTCATCTCCGAAGAGTGCTTGGACTGCAACTCACGGAAAGCCTTGACGGCATTGTCGAGTCCGACTCCGCGCGCCTCGCCGGAGACCTTGCTGACGGTCTCGTTGTGGCGCATCATCGCGCCCAGCGGGGTGTTGGCAGTGCGGAGCATGGTGCCGGGAACATCGGTCGACTCTTTGGCCTTGAGCTTGGTGGCCACTTCGTTGTCGACACGCTTGGGGAAGCGAGCCTCGGAAACCATGGCGTCATGCGCCTCGGAGAGAGTCTTGTACTGACCCTTGTGGGAGTTGATGAACTCGGTGAACTTGTTAGTGTCGAGTTCCTCGTTGAATTCCTTCTCGTGCGACCGGCGGACCTGGTAGATCTCATCCGAGGTCTGAGCGGCGCGCGTGAGGACTTCCTCGCCGAAGGTCTTGCCCATCTCGGTGAAAACTTCCTTGGCGGTCGACTTGAGGATGTCAGATTGCGACTTTAGGCTGTCGGCGAACTTGGCGGTGAACTTCTGGTCCAGCATCCTGTCGAGCTCGGCGATGTCGAAGGCAGCGGATGCGGCGGCCGCAGCGGGCTTGGTCTCGGTTACGGTAGCCGCGACTGCTGCCGGCTTCGTCTCCACGGGCTTGAACGAGTCAATCTTCTGGGTATTGCCATCCCGGAAGGCCTCGAACAGCGCGGTCTTGTTGGTGTAGGCCTGCTTGAAGTTCGCGTTGCGCTCCATGAGTCCCTTCATGAAGGTTGCGTCTTCGGGGCTGAGGTCTGTAAAGTCGATTTGGATTTCGTCTGCCATGATTGTCGTCTCCCGTTTACTCGGTTACTTAGGCTGCTGCGCCCATTGCTCCTGCGGGGCCGCCGCCGTCTGCGCCTGCCATCGTGCCGCCCGGGCCGCCCGATGAACTGGCTGGTTGGTTACCGCCGTTGCCGGTCTGGCCCGTGGTGCCTGACGCCTGACCGCCGCCGGAGTTATCAAACACACTCTCAACGACTTGTTTTACTGCGTTCGAAGCTGCGTTCATGCCTTTGGTAATATCCTGACCCCGAGGTGTCATCACGGAAAGCTTGCTCATGATTCCGAGGAGCTTGGTGACCATCTCTAAGAACTGCTGGTCCGGGTCCGGTTGGGCTTGGGCCTGCTGACCTGGTTGACCTGCTGCTCCAGCCGCCCCTGCCTGACCTTGTGCCTGGCCACCCGCGCCCGCCGAAGGTCCGGAATTACCTTTCGCAGCCAGGTTGTAGAAACTTGGCGGCGCTGCTCCGGCGGTGTTCGGTTGCGGTGAGGATGCTGTGGCCATGCGAGTAATTGATTCCTAACTTGGTTCGGCCCGAGGATTAGTGAGAACCCTTGGGCAGGTTGCCGCGCTGATCGTCGATTGAGTCATCGAAGCAGATGTTGCGCTTTGGTTCGAGGGACATTGCCTTGGAGGTCGAGCCGGCAGATTCGCCGAACGCTACGATCTCGCCCTTCGTCATGGTTGGCTGAGGGATCGGCTTGCCATAGCTGCCTTCGAGCTCAGTGTCGTGAGGAAGGAGGTGTCCGCCGTTGATGTCATGATTCTTTGCCATGGTGTTGGCTCCCTTTGAAACTGGATATTGACTACGTGGTACTAAACCGGTGAAGTTACTTGCGCTTTGGCTCGCGCTTCTCTTCGTGTCCGCGCTTCTTCTCTTCGCGCTTCATTTCTTTTTCTTTCTTCTTGTCCTTCTCAAACTCTCGTGCCATGTTGGTGTCGCTCCTTCCGAGTGGCTGATAAGTGGATGAGTTGGTGGCTTATTGGTCCGACCAGTCAAACACCGTCATGAATAGGGAACCACATGCGTAGTGATGTCAACAAGAAAATCGCGCAGAAAGAAAATAATTCGCTTACTTCGGAATGTAGCGATTCTCAATCTGACGAGCTCCGAGCTCGGCCGGAGGCTTGCCGACCGCGGGCTGAAGAGGAGCGGGCTGGAGGCCGGTTCCGCCTGGAGCGAGGACACCTACTGCGCCGGCGCCGGAGCTGCGGGGTTGGTAGCGGCCTGCGTTAGCCTTGGCGAACATTGCCTTGCGTGCGTTGGGGTTGGAGGTTGACATAATAGGTAACTCCTTTCGTTAACCGCCAGTAGCGGCTGGCTTAGGGCCTGGTTTAGCAGCGGACGCAGCGGCTGAGCCGAGCGCTGCGAGCAACATCTTCTGCTTGGCCTCAGCGAGTAACTCGTCCTCGTTCTGCTTGAGGTCGAGGTTGACGTCCAGCGCACGGAACAGGTTGTTGCGCGACAGGTCACCGTTACGACGGAGGATAGCCGCCATCTGAATCCGGGTTTCCTTCTCAAACGAGAGCGCTGAGCCGGGCTTGATGGTGAACTGGAATTTGCGGACGAACTCCTCGGGAGCCATGCCGCCCGAGACCATCGAGCCGTAGAGAGGGCCTTCGAAATCCATCGCGGTCAGACCTTTCTCTCCGAGGATCGCTACGCGGTGACCCACAGAGTAGAACTGGATCATGTTGGAGACCACGAGCTGGCCCGCGCGCGACATGAAACGCTCAAGCGACCGACCCATGAGGCGGACCATGCTGGAGCGGGAATTCTGGATGAGCTCCAAGGAGTCGTGCGAGGGGATTTGGTCCCGCTGAGCGGCGTCGTTGATCGCTGAGCTACCGGTGGTCTGGTCCATCTCGCTGCCCTGGCGATCGAGAAAGTTGAGAGCCAGCACGGGAATCTGCGGTGCCGGACGGAAGCTGGGGGGCGCCGCGGAATTCGGGTTGTATTCAAGCTTGCCGCCGGAAATTGTGGTGGAGATGTTGTCCAGATCGCCACGCGAGATCGAGTTCCGCGGCGTGATGATCGTTGGGATAAGCGATGCCTTGATAGTCTCGAGCAGGCCTGCAGTGAGGCGGTTGATCACGTCCTGCATGCCTACGAGGTTGCCCATCAGCGAAAGGCCTTCCTTAGACCATCCCGAGCGGAGGGGGGTTAGGTCCACATAGGGGAGTTGCGCGTGATAGTAAGGATTGCAAGTATCGTCCATCACACGTTTGCCGGCGGTCACAAGAAGTCGCCCGCGCGGGTAGAGCGCCTGGCCGGGCTCGACCATGTAGGACCAGTTGCCCTTACCGACTTTGATGGTCTGAGAAGTCTCGTTGACGGCTCGATCCCAGAACCAGAACTGCCGAAGCTTGGCCATCGGGAAGAGGTCGTCGCCTTGGCCTCCCATCTTCACGCCGAGAATCCTGCGCATGTTAGGCGCGAGTTTCGACCACTCTGCAGATGAGAGCGAACTTGGCTTCATGACCTGCATAGCAGAGATCGACGAATTAGCGTCAGGCTCCACGAGGTCGGCGAGCGAGCCATACCGCCGATAGAGGGACTCGACGGTCACCGCGCGCTCTTCGATGATGAGTTCGGCGTCGTCGATGGAGCCATCGCCGCCGAGGATATGGAAGTTGAGGGGGTTGATGGAGAGGAGTTCTACATCGCCGAACCCGCCATTCAGCCGCGAATTCCATTGGATCTTGCCGATGCCGTGGCACATGAGACCGAAGCCGACGATGTCTTGGAGCGCATCATGGTAGCCGGGCTTGGTAGCCCAGAATTCGAGGAGCTTGCCGATCTGCTCCTGGATCTCGGAGTAAGCATCCACGGTATCGTAGACTTTGATTTGCGGCTCGGGCTTGCCGTCGGTCAGAAGCGAGACGAGTTCCCAGTATTGCCGGAACATGCGGTTCGTGACCGGCCGGGATGAGCCGTAGGCGGTAGGTCGCGCCGGCCACTGATTGCCGCCGACATACTGGATGAGCTTGGGGAGGATCTTGTAAGAAGCTGACGAAGCGTCTTGCTCTTCGGCTTGGCGGACTGCCTTCTCGGTCCACTCGATGACCTCTTGTTCGAACTTAGGCGGCGGCGCAGCGGAGTAAGCCGGAGTCCGAACCGGTGAGGACGACTGACCGAACGCTCGAGATGGGAAATTAAGTACTGAGGCAGCAGGCATAGCTGCAGTCAGGGTCGCATAGG